AAGTGTTTTCATTATACATCCTTAAATGTGCGGGGCGGCAAGGAGGAAACCGCCCCGCTTAAGAGGGAGTGTTAGGTCATCACCACATAAGCGTCTACTTTCTTAGACGACTCATTGGCTGTGGTGGTATAGGTTAGTTTAAGGAAACGATAGTTATCCGGGAGCGAATCCGGGATAATCTCTTCTACGATGGTGTCTCCAGCAGCATAAGAAAAGCCAGCTGCCGCAGCTGTTTTGGTAAAGATCACCTTATCCAGCGTGTCAGTCGGTGTGTTGTCGGAGCCATAGCTTGCTACAATGGTCAATGCAAATGTGTTTGCAACAGCGATGTCGGTGTTTGCCTTGACTATAATTTTGGCAAGCCCGCCACTATTACCGCCATAGTCAACCACATTGGTTGAATCTGCGTCAGTAGCGTTTGGCAGGGTCTGTGCGGAGCTAAGGATCAAGTTTTGATCCACGACATAGGAACGATTTTTATAAGCCATTATTTACCTCTTTTTTAGTCCAGCACGGTGGTTTCTGTGCTGAGGATTGATTCTTCCAGAACGACCGGAATGCCATCCCAATCGTATACTACGGTGTTGTAGCCGGTATCGCCGGGAGACATGCTCAACTTGGAGTTTTTAAGCTCTTTTATGTATCTGCGACCTTCGCGATTCATATACAGGAACGTTTTGCCATCAGCAAGACCCTTGACCGCGTCAATCAGCAAGTCAATCTGTGCGGCAGTGGGTTTGTGAGTGCTATCAATTTGGGTGATTGCGGCAACGGACGCCTTCGCCGGAGCGCACAGAGCGGCATTTACCCAGAAGTTTGCGCCATAGACAAGCGACCTGGCTTTTGTGGTAGTGTCTGCGGTAGGAGCTTGCAAGGTGCCTCCGCCGACCAATTCTATTTGCACGATGTCGCCATTAGCCTCTTGTGGCATCACAATCTGAGTTTCGCCTTCATTCCAATGCACAGCAAAGATTGATGTTCTGCTTCCGGTAGTCCCGGAAAGCTGAGCAACAACATTGTCGTTAGCCTTGGCGATCTGATGCAATCCCTTGAACGCGCCGGGCACGCCAAAGGTTGGGTCATCACCATAAATCATTGCCTTTGCAAGTAGCTGTAGGATTGAGCGCATATAAGTCATGGTGCGGTTTTTATCGTTCAAGAATCCCTGAATGCCGCCCCACTTCTTGGCGAGCACTTTGTCGATTTCAACAAGACGCTCGATTGCCGGGAGCTGAACACTGCCAAGGATACTATTTGACATTGTAGCTACGATTGATCCATTGATTGCGCGGACCGCGGCATCGCCGTCATCTGTCTGAACTTCAAACTCATGGCGCAGATAATCGCTGCTGAATCCAAATTGCGCCGTTTCTAAAATACCCAAGCTTTTAATCAGATCGGTTACGATAGGAGCTTGTTCGCTTTGTAGCGAGATAAGAAAATCTCTGATATTCATGTTTTACCTCATGTTTTTTTTTCTAATGCTTTGCCGAAGGTGTAGGGTTCTTTGGTTTCGCCGCCCCCCGGATTGCTCTTTCGCTGGAAATCCGTTTTGGTGTCAGCAGGATCGGCAAATGCTCCCGCTTTTTCCAATACAGAATACAATTTCAGGTTTTGTGCGGCTGTATCGGCATCAAGCTCTTCGCCTTCTGCCGGGATTGAGAAGTCAGGCATCAGCGCGGCAATCTTGTCTTTGCGCTTATCCGTATCACTTGACAAAATCTTTTGCAACTCTTGATGTTTAGCTTTCCATTGGCTCATAGTTTCGGTTTTCTTGCTTTGCAAAAGCTCGTCATATTTGATAGCCTTCTCTTTAATCGAATCAAGTTCTGGATCCGCTTTAGTGGCATCCGCCAGCTTGGCGTTAAGCGCATCAATCTGACTTGACATCTCGCCAAGCTTCAATCTGCGTTCCTTTGACTCGTTGTTTGCTGCGGACAGATCCGCAAGCACGGTGTTTGCCTCTCGCTTGGCATCCGCCAGCAGAGAAAGAATGTCGTTTCCCGCATCAGCAGGAAGTGAATTCGTAATCTTATCCAAGATCTCTTTTAGTGCCATGTTATCCTCATTCGTTGTTAAATGTTATTGCTTTCCAATTTGATACAGCAGTAGTGCTTTCATTAACCGAAATATAAAGTGCAGCATCGGAATAGCGCAATGCTCCAGCAGCGCCAGTAGTGCCATCAACGCCAGTGCCAAGCTGTGTCATTGCTTCGGCTGCAATTGTAGAGCTATCCCCACCTATCGATACGTCAATCAATGCGGCTGCCGCAGCGTTGTCGACAATTGCTGCTTTGACCGCATCAAGGTCGCTTGTGATTGCGCCTTCTTTAGACGCAAGCGTTACATTGATTGTGCTGCCGGATACCGATACAACTTCAGCTTCCGCGTCCTCTTCTGGATCAATCAAATTCACTACGATGCTATTACCAGCCGCTCCCTTTGTTCTGGCGGTATAAATTAGCGTGTTGGTCTCAAATGCTGTTCCCGTTGCCGCGACCGGTGCGATAGGTGCGCCTGCCGTTATAGGCGGTTCTTCTTTGCTAAAATACTCGTTTAATTCCGCAGCGGTGCGCTCTTCCGGATTGTTGCCGCCTTGCGCTCTGCGGATCTGAATCGTGTCGTTATCATCAATTCTACGATATGCCATATTTACCTCACGTGATCGTAATAATATTCTTTTGTTATTTGCATAAAAGTGTGTCGGCAGTTATATGCCCGCTCCGGTGCGCTATATGATTCAAATTCGATGCGCTCTTCTTCAGTGAAATATGGCGCATTAGGGAACATCGCACTAACATCCATACCGGTGCCTTCGCGACATACCGGACGCGTAACATCATCTTCCGGACCCTCGTATACCCAAAACAGTCCGCCATCATAATTGCGAGCGGCTTCGTATTGCATCATTTGGATAAACTTTGCGCGGCTCGTGTTAACATAAGTGGTGGCATAGCGCACAAGCTGCTTATCAAGTATTACTTTAAGCGATTTTACGAGTTCGGAGATGTTCGTTCCGCCAAAAATACTGTCGCCAATAATGGCATGAATCTGGCGCGCCACATCATTGCCGAGATTGCCAATCCGCGCATTCCATAGCGAATTGAACGCACTTATAGCCGATTGGCTTGTCTTCGTGAATGCCAAAGGAATCGCTCCGGGGACGCTTGACTTTTTCATTGTGCGTAGTAAATCGTTTTCTTTATCGTTTAACCGAGATACAAGTTCAGTGTATCCGGATGCGCGGAGCTCTTCTAAAATTGATCCATGAATTTGCGCCCACATCTGGATGTTCTCTTCTGTGTTCAGCAGATGCCCTCTACCGGAGTCAAGCTCGCGGATTAGTGAGGCAATGCGCGCATTCAATCGTCTCGCAATCTTCTGCATGTTGCGCTCAAACCACGCGGTTTGTTGATCAATTTTAGTCGAAGCTGCTTTATCCATCAAACAGTCCCTGATCAATGTTTGCTGCGCCAATGCTGAAGCGATTGTTATCGGCGTCAATGCGCTCAATTTCCTTTTCTGCATCTTCACGGCTCAAGTCTTGGTTGTCCCGCATGATGGCGTCTACGCGGCTCATTGTGCCATTGGAAATCTTCAGCGTGCGTACCTGCTCTTCTTCTAGCGGATTTTGTTCAATCGCGATTTCGGCAAAGTCAATCTTTATATCGGCAGCTTCAGGCATGTTTACATTACTATTAAGCCGTTTGCAGTCCATAATGAGCTGCACGAGATCACGCAATGTCTCTCGATATATAGATCGCTTTTCCACATTATACGATATCACATCGGATTTTGACAAGCGCAATTGATATCCGGAGCTAAATGAGCTTCCTTGCCTGATTGCTTCCGCGCTAATGCCCATAAGAGACGCCGCAAGCGCTATATTGTCGTTGATAATATCCCAGACCGTCTGAAGCTGTGGCGATGGCGTAGCATAGCCAATAGAGCCGCTCACATTGCCGGTTACAGGATCGCGAGGGATATTGATGTATCGCTGAACGCCAACATTAAGCTTCGCCCCTTCCGGCATGCCAGACGTCCACATTGTGCTGAACGATTGATAGTCCAGCGCAACATCAAGATTGGTCAGCTGTATATTGGCGCGCAGATTGGCGTCTACCATCGGAAATAGACGATCAAGCCAAAAAGAGTCAATTGCCATATCATTTCGAAACCAAGCAATTGGGATGCGACCGTATGGATTAGGCTGAGCCGGTTCAAGGTCTGCGTCAATCGTTCCATCCGTTTTCAGAGTCACTACGCGATATGAGTCATCCGTCCAGAGCGCATACACATCAGAGCGCTCTGCAATCGGAGTATTGAACCTATTCCGGATTGTATAAGCCACAGCTACGGCTTCGGTTGGGTCAACGTCATCTTGCCAAACTATGCAGCGATCTGGCGTAATGAAATCCAACTTTATTTTGCCTGTTCGCGAATTAAAAATTGGTGCAATGCCTATCTGATTGCAAGTTTCTGCGTATCGATCAATAACACGCAAAGAACCGAATAAGTTCACGCTATCAAGCAAATCAGTAAAATGTTTAGCTAAATTATCTGACGCTCCATCTAATACGATAGACGGGTCTTGCTGGAATATCTTGGCAAGCTGGCGGGTTAGTGCGCGAGACAGGTCTGTCGCCACAACATATTGTTGCAGATCGGTATATGTGTCCGGGTATCGGCTTTTAATTTTCGCCAAAGTATACGGTTCTTGGTTATAGTTGTAAAAGTCGATCGCCATGCGCGTAATTGAGCGCCGCTGTAAATCGTCTTGTATTATGCTATTCACTTTTGCTCTGCGTATTAAATCTAAGTTCATGCTACATCCCACGGTGTTTGTTCTTGTTTCACTAATGCGTCAACAACGATTATATTGCGCATTGCGTCTGAAATATGTGTCAGCATCGTGCCGTTTGGCTTCACTATTGCGCCGGCGCTATCCGTTACCACTTGCTCAAGATCGTTAATCAAATTATCACAGCTTGGATCGATGTGGATAGCATTATGCGCAAATGCGCCATTGGCGATATTGAGAGATCTGCGTTGCGTGATGCCATGCCGATAGCGCACATCAAAGCCTTTGCGCTTCAGTATTTCTATATCGCTTGCGTCAGATGATGTCTTGCGCGCAATCCCTGTCGGGTCCGGATAGCAGCGCAATACGCGATTCGGATAGTCTTCTGCCAGTAAATCTGATAACAGATATGTGTTGGCGTTCAAAAGATAGTATTCGGCAAAGAAAAAGTAATGTGTGCGCCCGTCAATTTCGCGAGTATAGCACAAAGCAGCCGTCATTGGATTAACATTAAAATCGATGCCTACAAGGATCACGTCACCAAGATCTGGCTTCGGCACGGCATGAACATGAACAGCGCGCTTGAACGCGTAATGTGCTGCCATATTATTCAAATTAACGAATTGCCCTTCAATATACGCCATAGCCATCTGCTCATCATAGGTAGACAGCAAATCATTAATGTATTCGGCGGGGAGATATATGTTCGATCGCGTATCGGCATGAATGACGGATGTGCCTGGATTAGGATTCTTCTTCAGCACATCGTAACAGGTGGAAAAGCCTTCCGGTGACGAAACCATAAACAATTGAGCATCTCTGCGTCCACGCAAACGTTCTCTTGCCCGGCGGATAGCGATCTTACCTTTCGCCAAATCAAGCGTATCAATTTCATCAAAACCGAAATCGGTGAACGAAAAGCCCTTGATCCGCTCCGGATGGAATGCAGATACTATCTTGACTTGACCCTGTTCGGTTTTGATTGTAAGTTCTGATTTGTTCTCTACATATTTGATTCCCGCCATATCCAACATATCGCAATACGGGTAGAAGAACAACTCCTTCGCATCACCATAAGATGGATAGCCGATGCCGACATTACTCCTGCCGGTTGCGCCTGGACGACTGATGTGGCAGATGAATGTCTTAGCAAGAAACGCCGCAGTCTTGCCAGATCCAAGCCCGCCGATTAGTCCAAGCGTTCTGCTCCAATCATTAAGGAATTGCCATTGATGCGGCAAATAATGATCTTCACAAAAGTTAATCTTCATCGGATTCCGCCAGCCGCGCTGGGCGCATGCTTATTTCTGGTTTGTTGTGGTCTTGCGGCGCCGGTTCGTCTGCTGGTCTCTCAATATATCCCCGCTTCTTGCCTTTGCATTTTAGCAGGAATATGATTGCAGAGAGCTCTCCATTGTTCACGGCATTAAATAGTTTTGACTCGGCAAGATCAAGAGACAAATTGTTTATATCGGCAACGGCATCGCAATAAGCCTGATCTGACTTTAGCCAATTATAATGTTGCCGCCTGCTGATGCCTGCCTTTTTCGCTGCGGTGGTGACCACGCCAAGAGACTTTTCAAGTGCCTCCAGCATTTGGTTTTTTTTAAGTGTGAAGTCTGGATTCGCTTTATTGGAAGCTTTTTTGGTCGCTGCCATATTATGCGTCCCACGGCATGCCGATGCCGAAATGTCCCCATGCTGCTGTTTTTTCATAATCAATATTACGAAGCCCAAGCGCATCGATAATTGCTTTTGGTGTTAAGTTGTAGCATGAAATGTCAACATGATTTCCATCGGCAATACACTCCGTCATTACCGGACCAGGAACGCCGATTGCATACGCAAGCGAAACGATAACTTCTTTTGCATTTTTCTGGCGCAAGATATCGACTGCAATTTTTCTTGCCATATAAGCTGCGCTGCGATCCACCTTAGTAGGGTCTTTTCCGCTAAATGCGCCGCCGCCAATGGGTGTTCTGGTTCCGTAGTTGTCTATCGCAAGTTTCCTGCCCGTTACGCCAGAATCAGCGTTAAGCCCGCCGGTTTTCCAATCGCCGGCAGGATTGCACATTATCGATTCGCATTTTCTGCCATCAAGCCATTGGTGCACAAGGGATCTCAGATCTCCGCTCTTTGTGTTGTGAAAGCTTGCGACAATAGTGGATATCTTATTTCCGTCCATTGTGATTTGAGTTTTTCCGTCAACTTCGTGTCGCATATAAATGAATTGACACAAATCTCTGGCGAGGTTTAGTTCCATAGGGATAAGATTATCATTTTCGTTGCAGGCATATCCGATCATAATGCCTTGATCTCCGGCGCCTCCGGCATCGACCCCCATCGCTATGTCGGGTGACTGTCGCACAATATTGACTTGCACTCCGCATTCACCATCTGTAATCCTGCGGGCTATGTCAGCAACATCAACAAAGGCTGTGGTTGTCATTTCGCCAAGAACGGTTACAATGCCATGACCGGCACAAACTTCTATTGCCGTTCTGGCGTTTGGATCTTGCTTGATTGCCTCCGTCAATATGGCATCAGCTATGCGGTCGCACAGCTTGTCTGGATGCTTCGGAGTTACACATTCAGCTGTTCTAATCATTCAATACTCCTTATGCGGATATTATCTTATCACACATTTAGAAAATCTTTGTTTCTTTCTTCTCTTGAAAACACTATTTCATTGGCATACTTTGCCAAGTCATCTTTTATATAAAACTTCATATTTGTATCCCTGCATATTGAAACGGCATCCTTTAAGAATTTCACCCAATCAATTAGTCTTTCTTGAGGATGGTTATTAATTTTCCCTATCTTCACATGATCTATGAATCCGGAAACAATTTCTAGCATTTTCAAGGATTCCACTGGATCAATAACAGGCTCAAAGCTTGCCCAAGTAACTATCCCATTTTCAGCAAATATTTTCAGAGCTTCTATTCTGTCCCTTCCCACAGGAGCCCCCGGTTCCCACATTTTAGATAAATCGTCATCAAACAGGGTAAGGGTGGTTCCCATTTTAAAATGCCTCATATCGGACATTATATCGATATCATTTAGCCCTTTTCTTGGGTTCTTCGTTAATACGGAACAATGGATATCATGCTCATGGAAGGCACACAACACATCTCTAGTTTCTCCCGATTCCAGTCCACAATAGGGATCACCAGTAAAACTTAAAAGAACCTGCTCTCCGCTATTTTTTGATTTCGAAAACCTTTTTGCCTCTTTCCACAATCCAGCCATATTTACGGAAACATTATCATGGCAATATTGGGAATTAAACATTTTCATCATTCTTGGGACATAGCAATAGCTACATCCATGATCACAGCCTTTGAAATAGTTCATAGCAAATGGACTATATTCTCTGGCTCTCCCTCTCGGTTCATAAATTTTAATCATTTTGAATCTCCTTTATGTGGTACATCAAAACACATGTAGTGTTTTCTGTCAACATATTTTATTGAATAAGAGAAGATTCCGTTGTTTGCTAGGTATTGTTCCATAACCTGCATTGGGTTTTTATTGAAGAGGGTAGTGCTTTTGCTGATCATTTCTTTTGTGAAGCCAGACTGCTTAAGAATCCCATGAGGCAATGCACCATGGTGTGTCTGGATGTATGTCACAAACACTTTTCCTGTGTAGTTGTGGTTGAATAGTATTTGTAGCTGTGCAAATGGGCATCCGTATGCGTCCAGATCAATAATGTCAAACCTGGATAGATTTATGCCAGAAAGCACCTTAAGATTATCGGTAGCTATATCGACATTGGGATGATCCACTTTGTCAACTTGTAAAACTTTTATTTTTTTATCGGTGCGTTTTTTTACGGTGTTCCAAATCAGCCCTTTTCCTGCATATGCGTCAAAAACGCAAAGGTTGTCTTTTTCAGGCAAGTTGTTAAGCCTGAGGCTAACCTTCATTTCGAGGTGTGAATTATTAGTTTTGAGATTGCGAGATTTCGATTTCATCTAATTCCCTGATGGCTTTAATGACGTCTTGAACATCGAGGACTAAATCAATTGGTACGCTAATTAAGTAATGAACTTTTTTTATTGGTCGTATTTCTTTGTTTTTCTCATCTATGTCTTTAATTTCTGTTTCTATGTCTGGCATATCCATGCCAATATCATCAAAGTCAAATTCGCCAAACTCAGCAGACAGTATCTCAAAGTCCCAATCCCCGAACTGCACATTATCCCGCAGAACAAATTCCTTTTGCTGTTCTGGGGTGAGATCTGTGGCGGCGATCGCCCACTCATCCGGGATGTCTTTCATGCCGAGCTTTCTAATGGCTGCGAGCCGCTGATTCCCGCCTAAAACATACATGGTCTCGGGATCGTAAACCATTGGGCGTAACTTCATCATCTCAGGAAATGATTCGATTGAGCGCATAAGTTTTTCAAGCTTGTCTTTACTACATTTTCGCGGATTATTGGGATTGAACTTAAGCTTGTTTGTCTTCACTCATCGCCTCCATTATCCAGTTTTTATGGAATTCATAAGCTTGTTTGTTGTTTTCTAAAATGTATTGTTCGATGCGCGCATTATCGGAAAGATTGCCAGAGCCTTCAAATACGATATGCTTCCCACATTTGGTTTTGATGAGCGTAACCTTGGCGTGAGACCAGGTTGATTTGACGGTTAGGTTTGGGTTATCTTTGGCGGCATTGATGAGCATGCGGGTCCAGTTTTCGTATTTTTTGTTTTCTCTGAAGAAGCTCGATATAAGAATTGAAGTTGGCACTGTTTCCGATAGACTGATAATTTTAGCTACAGCCGGTTGGTTCATGCGATAAATAGCTATAATAATTTCTTCCGGTTCGTGATTCTGAAGAAGCGCATAGATGGCTGTGAGCGCATTCATGTTTTTTGTGGTGACAATGCGATATTGCGTTCCTTCTGGCAGATCGAAATCCGCGATCTCTTCCAGATAGCGCACTGATTTTGTGATTAGGTTGGCGTATTTGACCATTGCTTTGCGAGACACATTGTGTTTGCGCTCGTCTTTTTCATCGATGTCGATTTCAATCGAGTCGATGTCAATGTCAATGTCAAAATCATGATTAAAATTATAGCTCATAAGGACAACATAATCAGCATTAATTATTTGTCAAGCAAAATATGATTTTGGTAATCCGGCAGCATCGCCTTAACCGTTTTCGTGACGTCACGAAATTGGTTTTCGTGGTATATATATCATCTTTGCGATAGCAAAGTGATGCTCTTATCTATTCTTATCTTATCTTAATCTTATCTTAATCTTATCTTAATCTTATCTTAATCTTATCTTATCTTATCTGTTCAACGGGCGTTCAACCGATGTTCAACGGGCGTTAATTTAGAAGATCAAAGACATTTATTTTCACGTAAAACCACAAAAAGCTTGACAGGATTCTGGGCTGTGGTTTTGTGGGTTCAGAATAAACGTGGAGGTTATCATGGAAGATAACAGAAAAATGACAACATCAATGCAGGAATTGGTCAGGAAGCTAATTGACAAATCAATCGCATTTGTTTTTTGCCCTGAAAGC